AAAGCTTAACGTAATTAACGTAACGTAGAATGTTGAATTAAATCAATGGTTTATCCGTTTACGTTAACTACGTTAAAAGTGCGATTTGACGTAGAATATGTAATGAAATCAAACACTTATTTTACGTCAACTACGTCACCCCCTATATAGGGGGGGGGATATAGCTCCCCCCACTTAATGTAATTATCAGACGTTGATTAATCATTAGGTGTGGGAACACTTAGGCTTGACCTCGTGGCCAATAACAACGATAATCAGGGCGTAAACAATTGAGGTTCCAAATGTCTAAAGTCGGTGAGTCACGAAAAGGTGAATCAAGAATATCACCACAGCAACAAAAATTCCTGGATGGGTATCTACATAAAGACCTAACACAAACAGCCTCAGCTAGAGCTGCAGGATACAAGAATGCAAATGTATCAGCCGTCCAACTTCTCAACAGCCCGAAAATAAAAGAACGCATGGAAGAAATGCGGATGGAACTGGAAAGTAAGTTTGGGGTCAGCGTAACTAAGTCAGTTCGAGATATGCAAAGACTTCGAGACGAAGCTTGGAACGTAGGCAACTACTCAGCCGCTATCAAGGCCGAAGAGCTTCGCTTGAAGGTCACAGGTCTCATGGTCAATAGAAGCCACGTCACGCACGAAAATTTGGAAGCTATGAGCCGAGAAGACATAGCTCTTAAGCTACAAGAGTTTATGGATCGTGCTAAAACACGCATGGTGGATGTCACACCCAGCAAAGATTCAGAGAATACCATAAATCACGAGAAAATCCCTATAACGAATTGTAACCCAGAATAGAGAATTGTTCGGGAAAACAATCGGGGGTGTACCGGACGACCCCCTGGAGGCCCTGACTTGTTCGGGTTATCGGGATGTAACCTTCGGGATTTCCGAAACTATGCGGGTTTTTGCCTGGGATCGGGGTTTTAGCAGCATATAACCCGATTAATTGTTCGTGTTAGCTGCACCGGGCCAGGTGTTATTATTTTAGGATCGGGAAAGCCGAACATTTGTTCGGGATATTACCCAGCTGCAGCCTGGCTGCCGGAGTTTTACCTGGGCGGAACCGGGCCAGCAGCCTGAATCGGGGTCGGATCGGGAACAATTGTTCGGGTTTACCCCGGCTGCCTGGCCAACTGCTGCGTTTTCTGCAGCTGTAGTTTTTTTACCCAGGCGCTTGCTGCTGGGACCGGGCATAACTAGAACAATTGTTCGGGTTTAGTGCTGCAGTCCCCCGGTTAACCAGGCAGCTGGCTTACCGACAGCGGTATTTTGTGTACCTGTGGTTACTGCAGCGCCAGCGCCCCGGTTAGAAGCCGAACAATTGTTCGTGTTTTTGCAGCCAGCAGCCAGGTGCAGCATCCGGTTACCCAGGTTAATTTTTATTTTAATTAATGTATTTTTATCCTTGACATATATAAAGGTGTGGGATAATGTGGAACTATTCTAGCAAAAAGGAGTCATTACAATGACAAAGAAAGAACAAATTAGCAGAGATTTAGAGGTTACTATTATTAGTGACGACAACAGCCCAACAAGAAGATTTTTCAGATGTTGGCTTGATGGGTCGTACTTAGGTGAACAGCACTACAAACGTAATCAATCCTATATTAAGGAGAACCTAAGCAACAAAGGTCGCTTACGTTCGTTCGTAATTGGAGAGTTTGCCAAGTATATTGCTCACGATGGCGATTGCTCGCCAAGTTACGCACGTTGTGTTGTACTTGAGAAGATTGGCAGAGATAATATTGAAGCCCTCAACGATAAGCTTATTGAAGATGCAAAGGAGTTGGTAGCATGAATATTTTAGAAACACGCTATCTTTATATGTCCTACGGCATGAATACAAATAGGAGGGCGATGGAGGCACGTTGCCCCCTAGCCAAGCCAATGGGCGGTTTTTATCTACCTAACTACCGCCTCGTATTTCGTGGCGTGGCTGACATTATGCCAGAAGATGGCGGAATTGTTCCCGTTGTTCTGTGGTCTATTACTGGAAAATGCCTAGAGGCATTGGATAGATTAGAGGGATACCCTCACCACTACACAAGAAAAAAGATTAATCACGGCTGGATTACCTACATGATGCAAGACAAAAGCGTTATTGCTAGTCCCAGCCATAATTATTACCGCATGATTGAAGAAGGTTATAAAGATTTCGGTCTTGATGACGGGGCATTATCTCAGGCATCGGACGACGCTGGCGGGGACTACTACCGCTCCCGCCACTTCAGAGATGTTCGGGTTAATTCTATCTAATCGGGATCGGGATCGGGATCGGATCGGGGTCGGGCTTTAACAAGTCTGACCCTTTTTATATATACACATATATACATACATAACACACGTTCATTATAATTAAAAAAAACCGATTTTTTTTGAGTTTGATTAGAACCCGAACAATTGTACCTATTCCACTAAATCCCACAAAGCCCTTGCAATTCCCATAAATGCTGTTATTTAAGTGACACCACTAACAAACAAAGGAAAAAAACAATGTTTACATATGGAATAGAAATCGAAGTAGAATTAAGAAGCCAAACAATAGATAGCGTTACTGAGGCGTTTATGGATGCAAACATATTAGGTTGCATAATTAAACCAGACGGTACGCCAAGAGTTGATTGTGAAATTGTATTGCCACCGTTAACAGCGTGCGACTTTTCATACGATTACATCAAGCAAGTTTGTACGCTTCTAGAAACACTAGGTTGCGTTATTAATATCGCTTGTGGATTGCACGTTCACATTTCAAATGCTCAAGCACTACGAACCAACCCAACGGACCTAGCAAGTAGAAGCATCCAATATACTCAAAGAACTGGCCGCTTCATTGGTGGTTCTGAGTTCTTTGGCGACCCCATCGACGCAATAGCGGTCAAAGACATCATGACTAGATATGCTAACGCTCAACCAATAATCAATTCAATGTTTCCTAGTTCACGAACAAGCAACCGTTACTGTAATGTAATGAGAACAAATAGACTAGACACTGCTAGAACTATTGAGCAACTAAGGGATGCGACGACTGGCAAGTTCTCAGTAATCAATCTTAATCATTGGTCAAATGGTACAATTGAATTCAGACAAGCGAGCGGTACTATTGATGCAACCAAGATTATCAATTGGGTAATGTTCTTAATCAATCTTGTAGAACATACTATCAATAACAGAATTGAAACTGGCCAAAACTCAGAAACAATTTCAACACCCGATCAATTGTTTAGGTCTGGTTCTAGAATTGGTTTAATCTATTCAATGTGTCGCTCAACTGGTGGTTGTGATGTCCACGACCTAATGAACGCAACAGGCACAACAGCAATTAACATTCGTGCTAGAGTATCAGAAATAAGAGCAAGGTTATCTGATGGTGCGGTGGTCACCCACACTATGCAAGCCAATGGCAATTCATACGGTGATGGACAGCACTTGGCACGCTACGAGATACTTAATGAGTATCAAACGCAATCAACTGGTGCCAGATTATTACCAGACAATAGATTAGGTTTAGCAAGTGTTTGGTCTGGATTATCCGACGAACTTTTTGAATGGTGGCAGAATAGAATAGTCGAGCTTTCTAGATCATAATCTAGAAGGCCGAACATACTAGAGAAGACCGTTTAACAGCGGTCTTTTTTTTATTCGCCATACAACCGGATTTAGCTGGTTGTGTATACCTATGCATTATTCCCACGTTATCCCACTCAGTGACCAGTACAATTGTTCTGGTAAGGTACCCTAGGCTTCTATGTCGATTAATCGGATCGGGGCCGAGCTATTCGGGCATACCCCTTATTTGACAATCGATCGGTCAGATCACCTTACACTCAGTTCCCCACCAACATTTACCACGAAAAAATGCAGAGTTAGCAACAAGCACATTGACACCACAAAAAAAATTTTTAAAAAAATCCGTTGACCTATCCCACATAAGTCCATACGGTACTAAACATATTAAAAAGGAGAGAGACATGAAGTGGGAAATTGATCACGTTACTAAGCATCTGAGCCTTGACGGTCATTATCACATTAGCTTTAAAAGTTTGAAATCGCAGAATTGGTTTCTTCATTTGTCTGAGAAGGATTGGGTTGATATGCCTGATTTGTTGCTTGCTTTTGTGGCAACTTATGATGCTGCTGGATTGAAGTTAGACAAGAATTTCTTTGCGCGTTATAAGAAGGCTTTTTTTGAGTGTGCAGAAGATGACTATGTTGTTGCGATTAATGATGCTTGGAATAAAAAGTGTAATGGTGATAAGCTTTTAATGACCGCAGTTAGTATTTTTCGTCCTAGTGAACTTTGCATTGATGATTTAATTTCGCACAAAGAGCTAGTTGATGCCTGAGTACAGATTGAGTTACGGTTATGATCAGGACTTCTTTGCGCAGGGTGCTGGGGAGGT